GGAGAAAGCTCTGTTGGAATCATCAGATGTGCAGATTCCTGAAGCTGACATCTCGTAGTCTGAAAGTGTACCTTCTATGACATCATTCGACAAGTTTATACAATCGGAATGCAGAATGCTGGACGTGTTACCTCCAACACCTTGAAACATTCCAAACGAAGCATTTAGATATTGCTTTTCAAAGCATCCTTCATCATTCCCTCCGATCATGGAAGTCATGATAGATTGTGATTTTGTAACGCAATTTCTGTCCATTTCCATCCCCATCTCAGTGAAAATCTCTTTTATCCTGTCTTCATTTTCAGATATTGTACTGTACAGCACATCAGGATACTTGAATATCTTTCTTCCCAGCTGTCTGAGCATCTCTCTGTTCAACTCATTTATAGACATATCGCATGTTCGCATGGTCAAGACGGCATATAAACAATAGCTGAGCATCGAGGGACCCCATGTTGAAGCATCAGCATTGTCATAAAACACCTTTGTCGATGGGTCTCTGGATCTTGATTCATATTGCTTGTACATGTTACCAGCAATGGTGTCCTTGTCTTTCTCCTCTATTAAATTCGTGGTGACTCCCCTGTTTTTCTCATGATGTCTTATGGCTCTTGCCTGCTGTTCTATCAGATACATTCCTATTCGGAATGGAGAGTTGAGTACAGCTATTTCTCTGTGGCCTATCTGTTCAACTTTTTCTACCATTCTAGCAACATAGTTCTTTTTGAGTACGAGGTTCATGCATGCTATGGGCCATGCTCTGTTTGTACATTTCATCAGTCGTGAGTAGTCTCCTTGCTGCAACCTGGGCTTTGAAGGGTTCTTCTCCTCGTGGTCAAAGCTGATTTCTTGGCCTATTTCACCTCGGTAGTCCATAAACTCCAATGCATTAATCATTGTTGTTCTGTAGCACTTGTCAGGCTGGTTGGTTGATATTGTTCTCTTCTTTCCGTCTCCTGACCTCTTGTCCTTGTATGTCTCTTCAAATGTTCTGCATGCTACAACCCCAGAAGCTCCATTATAAGAGCATGACCCATTGTTGTTCACTATTTTGGTCAGCTGAGCTTCTTCAACCTTCTCATATGACTTGTAGGTCCTCCTTATTTGACTCAGTGTCATTTCGTCCACCTTTAGGTCACTTTTCTCTGCAACCTTAAACATCGTGTAAGCAGCCCCGAAGAGGATGGTAAGAATTTGAGGTCTATATATCCTGTCCTCTGAATCAAATTCCTTGGGAGAGTTAAGGGTTAGATCACTTATTAGAGCGGCCACTAGAGACCCTTTGTCTGTAATTCCCCAGTTTTTCCAATTCTTGGTGCTTCTAACGTCATTCCATACTTTTTGGCTGTTATAAGTGAGCGTTGCCTCATACTGCTTCTTGAAAACCTCCGCTTGGCTCACTGCTCTGTTACTTCGGTTGAAATACAAGGCCCTAGCATCATAGAGAGCATTGTAAACATGTTGAGAATGGTTTATTGGAGTGCGCTCATGAGGAAAGCAAACACAGAAGTTTCTTACTGTGTAGTCATCGGTTCCGGTCTCAGGATCAAACTTCATTCTCCAACGTTTTAGTATTCCTGACTTCCCTTCATATGCATCAAGAAGCTCTATGAAGTGACACATCTTGAACATTCTGCAGCAGAACAGCTTTTCCATGTGTGTGCTGGGAGTGTACCAATTGCCCTTAAAAGTTTTTTTGTAAATTCCTGAGGTCCCGAGCGACATACCTGTAGAGTTGACAAAGAGATACCTCAATGCTTCAGCCACCTGAGAAAATCTATCACTATTTATGGTCATGATCAAGAAGGCACCCAAAGAATGATTAGTGAGATGATCTCCTGATGCTATTTCACCAACAGCCCTGGTATCAGTGACTGAAGCCTGGCCAACTTCAATAGTTATCCAGGACAAAAGCTTGGAAAATTGGGTCAAACCCCATGACAGAAATGGTGGACTGACATTCAGATAGTCTGTTCGAGATGTGCTCCTCCCTGATCTGTCTTTGTATAGAGTTCTGATAAAGTCGTTTTCTCTCTCATCAAAAATCCCCATTATCGCTGCCGTAGTGTCCCTATTCACGTGAGGAACAAGATTGCAGTTGTTGACTACAATACCACACCTGTCACTTAGATTGCCTACAGAAAAGACAATCTTAGATGCTTTTATCCCTGTGTCTCCGTATTTCGATTTCCCAGATTTTGGTTTGTCCTTCCTTGCCCGTTTGTATTTTTTACTACTCGTTGCTACTGCTTGGCAAAATTCTTCCATCTGGGAAGATATGTCCAGCATGTAACTACTTGAAAAAAAATCAAGTTGGGCAGCCATCATGTCTCTAACATGCTTGTGGACGTGACTGTCATCAATTCCACTGTCTTCAACAATCTTTTGCATGTCCTGAACGTTCAATGAAGTTTCAACAGGACTCTCCATAATCTTACCTAGCCTCTTGTACTGGTCTTCAAGCTCAACATAGGATCTGGATATTTTCTTCTTCTTCTGATACAGAGCATGGTCCACCATCTCATCATTAGAGTAACCATCTCCACCGTAAGCATGTTCTTTGAAGCACCTAAAACTGCTGGACTTGCTGTAATCGAACATCACGAGTGTCTGAAGCTCACCACTTTCGTCTGTTAACCTCTTCGCTGAAACCTTCCCAAGCATTTCTGGGTTGTCTATATGAGGCTGCCAGAAGTTATCTATGAGTGATAGCTCCTCATTGTTTGGGTGAATCTTGTCATCAAGGCACAATGAAATCAGATACAGGTCCCATGATATGGTCTTTCCCGATTCCATCAACCGAGTGCATATTTTTGCTGCAGTCATGAATGGATCTAGGGGCTTCGGAATGTTGAACATCTCCCGCCAGTGATAGACCCTCTGGTGAATTATGTCAGCCTTAGTGTCCTGATTCATGATGGGAGTGGTATACTTCAATGAGTATGCTTTTGATTTGGCAGTATCATCGATCCCATTCCATGACCTTGAAATAGTGCTTACAAAATCTGAATACAGTTCAGCTGACCTGCATGTATTGCTCTGAACACAGTCCACGAGAACCTGCTTTCTAGAATCGTCATTGGCCCCGAGTCTAGAGAAGAAACTGTCTACCTGTGGAGACTTGGTTATAGGCTTGTACAATTCCC